CAGAGCAAGGCTGTCTCGCGGCCATTGGGTCCTTCGCTTCGCTCAGGATGACAAGGAGAGCGCCCCCACCTCATTGCCCACCCTCCGGTGCAATCGCTTGCACGGCACTCGGCCGCATCCGCATCGTCTTGGCGTGATACTTCTGCTTCCACGGGCCCAGCACGTCCTTGCGCGAAAGGCGGTTGGTGAGGTGATGCAGCACCAGACCGTTGCCGACATAGATGCCGGTGTGGTTCACCGTCGGCGCGCCGACCTGAAACAGCAGCACGTCGCCCAACTGCAACGGCTCGCCGTCGCCGAATTCGTCGAAGTCGAAGCGGTGGAGATTGTCCTCGATCACCCGCTGGCCCTTGTTCCACCAATCGGGATCGCGCGGCGTCAGCGGCAGGACGAGGCCGCGTTCCTGCCGGTACCAGTCGCGCACCAGCGCATAGCAGTCGGCGATACCGTGCCGGAACGGCCGCTGCTCGTAGGGCGCGGCGGGCAGCATGTCGCCCCAGAAAAAGAGTTTGGGCCGGTGCACGGGATCGAGCACGACGATGCCCCACGGCACGTCGTCTTCGGCCGCCTGTTCCATGTCGGTCCTGGACGGACCGTCGAGCCCGTGCGGATGCGAATGCACGATGGCGCGCAGCTCGCCCGACGCCCGCACCTCGGCCATGAAGCCGGCGTCGATCTCGAAGGCTGTGCTCCGATCCTCGGCCACGTTCTCGCACGGGACGTAGCGGTCGCCCAGCACGACGCCGCACGCCTCCTCCGGCGCGAGCGATTGGGCGTGCTCGACGATCGCTTCCTGGATGGCTACGGAAACGGCAAACATCAGCGGGTCCTCGATACAGCGGGAAAGCCCGAGAACGGCAGCTCGCCGTCGGCGCCGAACCGCGCGCGGCAGCCCGAGAGCTTGTGGCTGCAGACGTCGAGATGGGCCGCGTCGGTCGGCGCGTCCTTGGCGGTGAACTTCGCGGCGCCGGCATAGGGGCATGTCCCCGGCACGAACTCGGCTTTGGCGGCGTCCCACTTGCGATAGGTCTCGGTGCAGGCGTCGCGGATGATCTGCCGGCGTGGCAGCATCACGCCCTGCTGGTCGAGCGCGGCGGAGAGATCGAACTCGATCATGCCCTTGGTCTGCGAGACCTTGCGATCGATGTGATAGACGTCGGGGATGTAGTGCGTGTCGGGATCGGCGTTGGGCTGGCCGTCGAGATATTTCTTCAGCGTCTTCCAGCGCGTGACCTTGGCGCCGAGCAGATCGTTGTATTGCACGACGGCGGCCTGCAGGAGGCCGAGCGCATTGCCGACGGTGAGCTTGGGCTTGGGCAACTGCCCGCGCCCCGCCCACTCGAAGCCTTCGGCCACGATGGGATGCGGCGCGTAGGTGTTGCCCTTCCACACGGGCGCGGCGCCATCGACCAGGCCGGCACAGAGATACCAGATCTCCGTCCCGCCGATCGGCGCGGTGTCGATGTCGAACAGCACGACGATGTCGCCGGGCGTGAGCGACTGGCTGTCGGCGGCCAGCCGCGTGACGGCGAACAGCTCGTCGCCATGCGGCAGCACGCCATGCGGCGCGGTCGAGGACATGGCCGCGGACCGTCAGGACGAGGCGGCGGCGATCCAGGGCGGCGACAGGACGACGACCGGTGGATCGAGGCGCGCGGTCACGGCCGCCGCCAGCGAGGCCTTGTGCAACTCGATCGCGGATGCGCCGAGCCTGTCCTGCACCCACGAGATCACCGTTTCTTCGCTCAGCGCCTCGAAGGCGACGAAGGCGGCACTCTCGTCGAACGCGATCTCGGTCATGCCGTAGATCGACTCCTGGACGTCACCCTCGGAGCCGAACACGCGCCAATGCACCTTGCCGACGACATTCTCCCGCTCGCCAACCAGCGGGCGGCATTCCAGTCGTTCGATCTTCCACGTGAATGAAACTGCCATGCGACCCTCCTTGGTCGTTTGAGGACTAAGCGACTTCCAGCACCAGGATCAGGTTTGGTTGAACCTGGTGGTAGCAAAGCGAACAGGGCTATGCGGGGGCGAGAGTGGTTAGGGTACCTGACGTTCCTCTGAATTTCAGAGCCCCTCCAGAGACAAAGAGATAGCCGCCGCCTGATGGCGTGATCGGATCGAAGGTGTTAGCTAGCCAGAGGTGGTTGTTACTCGTCAGCACCATCTTGTTCAGACCTGCGTTCGTGCGCCAGAAGTGTGTGTCAAACTCCGAGTAGGACTCAATGATGTCCCAGCCCTTCTCCTGTATCCACCTATCATTGTGATACACGATCCGTTCCACACGGCGGCCACCAATGGCCATGTTGAACTTGCAGGAAGCGCTAACGCCATTACTGTGATTGTACATCGCCATCGTGAGAGGCGCGTTGTAATCGGCCTGCATTGAGAAGTGACCGATATCCCCCCCAGAGAACATACGGCCGCCGACGATGACGTAGCCGCCATAGGGCTGGAGAACCATGTCACCTTTGACATTGTCCTTGTTGGCAGCCTCCAAAAACATGGCATTGGTAGACAGTTGGCCAATGTACATGCGAGTGAAGGCCGCGCCGGCCGCTGCGTTGTAAACACCAAGATTGGCGACGACTTGGTATCCAGCGGTTACCGGGCTTGGCCACATTACGTCCAGCGGATGACCGGGGGAGCGCCCCAAGCCCAACCCCCAAGAACTGAGAACCATTCGTTCCACACCGCTATTCGACCTCCAAAGATGGATATCGAAATCGCTGTAGCGAGTTATGCTCCCGCCGTACCCGTACTCATGCAAATAGCTGCCGTTATAGTTGACGCCGCGATAGACCCCCTTCCCGCCCACTTCCTGATAGTGCTCGGCCGCCTTATCGGTGGTGCCTGTAGTGATATGTCGGATTTTCGTGTTCTCGCTGCTCTTGATCTGCAGATTGAAACCAGCATCACACCAGTCGCCGATACCAACGCCGTTATCATTGACGTAAACTTTCATCCCCGAAAGCGAACCTAGGCTGAGCGTCGCCCCCATCATGCTCAGAGGTTGAAAGGAGCCTACGCCAGAAGCATCGACACCCTCGATGCTGGAGGTGCTAGCGGTCGTCATAATACGAACGCCTTTACTGGTGCCCGCTGCGAGGAATGTATTGGGGTTACCTACCTTGATGGACACGCCAAAAAGGGGGTTGGAGTGGCCATGACCAACTCCAAGCGCCGCCACGTCCAAGTACAGGTTCTTGCCTATGCCACCGCCAGCCTTGTCGTAGGCACCAATCCGACCGATGTCATTCGTCGTGTCAAACTGGGCAAAGACGAATTTCTCGGTGCCGCTCGCGTAAAGGCGGATAGCATCATTGCCGCGCGCACCGGCATGGGCGATCTCCAATCGCCCGCCGGTCGGCACAATACCTATTCCAACAAGCCCATTAACTATACGCACCCACTCCGTAAACGTTGTCTTGTCGTACTTGCCAAACGCGATAGCGGCGCTGGCCGTCGACAGCGCATTGGCGAAGATATTGAGCGTGTTCGGTGAGATACCAAAGCCTGCCGCGCCGGCATTGCCGTCGTCATAGAGGTAAAGACCGTTCAGGCCCGCGGATGTGCCGAAGGACAGACTGGCATTTGGCGTCCCCGTTCCAAATCCGACGTACCCCCTGCTTACCACGAACCTGGTGGCCAAGACCCCATTGCCGACCACGACAGGGCCAGAACCATTGTAGTTGATGTATGTCGCTCCGACTGAGTCTGGATTGATGTGCAAGGCACCTGGCGCATAGAAGCGGGTGGTATCAAGCCCATCGATGTTCAGGAGGCTGGCTATCGCACCGCTCGCCGTTCTGATCTTGTAGGCTTTGTTGTTCGTGAGGAGAATATCTCCAGCCACTTCGAGAGTGGCCGCCGGCGCAGATACACCGACACCGATGTTGCCCGTCGTACCGATGCAGAAATTCTCCTGGCCGTTCGCGCCGATGATCCTGAAACGGCCAACATCACCACCCGCGGCAGTGCCGGTGAGGCCAAGATAGATCGTGCGCGTGCCATCCATCAGAGCGACATAGGCGCTGTCGAAAATGGCCGCGCCGTTCACGCCCTTGATGGCAACGGAGTTGGCACTGTTCGTACTGACGAAGTAGCCGTTTCCGCCATTGAATCCGGCGCCTTGAACATGGAACTTCGCGCCTGCGATGGTCGTACCGATGGCGACACTGCCGTCCCATTTCATCCGCAAGCGCTCGACGCCACCGGTGGCGATCATCACCTCTTCGCCGTTCAGGAACAGCGGCTTGTAAGTGGCCAGACCTGTGTAATCCACGCCTTCGACGGCCGCCGCGGCTCCGACTAGGCCGATGCGAACAGCCAGGCTGGTGCCGGTCGTGATGATCGCGGATGGCGCACCCCCGCGATTGACTACATGGAGTGCTGCCTGCGGGTCGATGCCGGCCGCGACGGCAGCACCGACGGCAATACCCAATCCGTTCTGGTTGACCCTTATCGTATTCCGCTGACTTCCAGTCTGCCCGGACCAGAGGTTGAGGTGCCATCCCGACCGGATGTCGACGGCCCCGGAAGAAATGCCGATCCCCCCGATCCACCCGTTGCCGTCGTCGTAGAAACGGAACGCGCTTGTCGTGCCGGGCGTGCCGTCGATGATGTTGGGGGCGAGCTTCAACGTCCGCGCCGTGAAGTCCAGTTTGCCCGCCACCGGATAGAGCATCAGCACGTCTTTCGTGCCTTCGGTGAAGTGCACGGGCGCGCCGGTCGAGGACTCCTTGAACTCGAGCCGTGTCAGCGCAGGTTCACTGCCGACGCCCGCGATCGTCCAGGAGGAATGCTCCCACTGGTTGGCGCTGCGGTTGATCACGATGGCGTCGCAGGTGTCGCCGTTGGCCATCACCGCGTCGAAGGTGCGGAAGTTGAGCGTCGACGTGCGCGCCAGCACCTTCGTGCCGGTGCCCGTGCTGGCGGTGGTGTCCTTGACGCGAAGCTTGACGACGTGAGCCATTGCCTGCCCCTCCTTGGGCTGGATCTGCGGATGCCGGGTTCATCCACCCCGGCGCAAGCTAGAGATCGAAGACTTGCTCGAAGGTCGCCTGCACGTTGCCGGTGTTGCCCGACGTCTTCTCGCGGCTCCAGCTCTCGCATTTGACCTGGAGCGGCGCCTCGCCCGGCGGCGTCCACAGGAACGGCAGGTAGCCCTTCTGCGCCTTGAGGAACGTGTTGATCGCGAGGCATTCGCTCCAGCGGATGCCCTGCCACGCCACCGTCCACTTCTCGGCGACGGTGTTCAGCCCGTCGCCCACCCTCTGCTCGTAGCCATTGCCGTAACCGTTCTTCAGCACGCGCGGCGCATAGCTCACCGGCGTGCCGAAGGTGCAGTCGATGGCGGGAAACTGAACCGTCGTCGTCATTGCACCACTCCCGCGCTGAACGAGCCGCTGGGGTTGAGCAGCCCGCCCGGCCGCATCTGGTCCTGCAGGTTCTTGTTCACCATGGCCGTCACGATGGCGCCGAGCTCGCGTGCCTGCTCCATCATGTTGCCGCGCCCGCCGCTGCTGCCGGAACCCTGACCGTCGGCCGGCGCCGCCATGTTGACGTTGATGTTGGTCTGCACCGTCATGCCCCCGCGTACGCCGCCGCCGCGCAGCTCGACCGGAATCCGCCCCGACGGCACCGGCACATAGGCCTCCGGCACCGAGCCCTCGCCGAACAGCGCGAGCTGCGGCGACGTCGCGATCCCGCCGCCCGCATATTTGCGCAACGGCATCGGCCCGCGACTGGTCATGATGCCGCCGTCGGCGAAGAGAGCGGTGGCGATCCATCTCAAGCCCTGGCCGATGGCGCCCATGATACCTCCGCCGCCGCCCGCAGCGCCGCCCTTCCCGCTGCCGCCACCATCGAGAAGACTGCCAAGGCCGTCGAACAGCTGATCCATCAGCTTGTTCGACACGAGGTCGATGATCTTCTCGGTGATCTTGTTGAGAGCATTGCGCGCGGCGTTGCCGAACGCCTCCCAGAGGTCCTGCCCCTTCTTCAGGCCATCTCGAACCTCACCGAAGAAGCCCTTGAACGTCTCGCGCGCGAAGGCCGTCGCCTTCTCTATCTTGCTCTGCTCTTCCTTGGCGGCCGCATCGGCTTCCTGTTGCTTCTTTGCGGCCTCTGCCTTGTCCCGCGTCGCCTGCGCAAATTCCTCCCTCGACCCCGGCGCCATGCCGCGTTGGGCCTTCGCAATCTCGTAGTCGAGACGGATCTGGTTCTGCCTGTTCACATCGCCGGCCGCCGCTGCGAGCAGCCGCATCAGCTCGGTTTCCTCCTTGAGATTGGCGATCGTGGTCGCATCGGTCAGATTCTGTCGAGCGTCGAAGACCTGCCGCTGCAGATCACCCTCGGCATTGCCAGTGCGCGAAGCCTTAATGTCCATCTCGGCCTTGCGCATCGCATAGGTGCCCTCGTTCACAGCCTTCGACGCGGCGGTGACCGCAGCGAGCTCGTCACGCAGAGCCCTTAATGCATCGGCGGAACTACTGCCGATGCCGCCGCCCGTACAGTCGCAAAGTTTGTCGGCTTCCTGTTTGAACAGTTGTTCCGGCTCCGAGAGAAATCCAGGTGCAGATTTGCTACCTGATGCGGTTGCCTTGGCCCAGTCGAAGGTACCGAAAAGCACCGATCTGGCATCGTTCGCCGATATCGCCAAACCTTTGATCGCCTCGCCGAGGCCTTCGAAAGACGACTTCGCGAGTGCTGTGGATTCGCCGATCTCGGCTTCTGCTGTCCGCTTTGCTTCTAGCTCACTGCGGCGAGCAGCTTCAGTGGCTGCACGCCTTTCGGACGTAGCAACGGCGGCGTCAGCTATTGCTTTGGCCAAAAGGAACTCAGCCTTTGCCAAAGCGCTCTGTGCTTCCGCGAGCCGCTCCACTGAGCCCGTGCCCTCGTCGAACTGGACCGCCAGCGCATCGAGTTCGCTTTGCATGCGGTTCCGCGTCTTGGTCCAGTGCGCAACTCGCGCATCGGCATCCCTCGCCGCGATCTCGACAAACTTCCCGGTCTTGGCGTCTAACGTGTAGCCCACCTTGCCGAGCGCAGCGTCCAACTCAATAATAGTACCTTTGAACTTCTCGGCTGCGTCCTTGTCGAAGGCTGCCTTGTTCCCCTGGTCGATCTCGGCCAGACGCTCTTCTAGGTTTTTGAGCGCCCTTTCAGCGCCAGCCAATTGACTCCGTGTAAAGGGAGTGTTTATCGCCTTGAGATTGTCGATATACGCCTTTTGCGTCGCAATCGTTTTTTTCAGGTACTCGGCATTGTCATCGAGAAAAGATGCTGTGCTTACGGCTTGGACCGCATCAGCAACAGCAGCCCACGCCTGCTGATAGAGACGTACGCCCGGCAGCCATTGGGCGAACCGGGTTGTCAGGTCGTCGATGGTGTTGGCGATACGCTGTTTGCTCTCTGCAACCGATTGAGGCAGCTTTTCAAAGCTCCGGTTTATCTCGGCGCTTTGCTTCCGAAGAGCATCGAACACCTGCCGGCCGGTGAGCGTACCGGCTTCTGCCATCTGCTGTAGTTCGCCGACCGACACGCGAAGGCCGAGCGCGATCTGCTGGGCGATCTGCGGCACACTGGCCAGGATAGTCTTGAGATCCGCCGCTTCGACTTTAGTCGATGACAATACACTCTGCAGAGCTTTGTTGGCAGCCTCCGCCTCTTGGGGCGAAGCACCCGAAATCTGTGTCAGTTGCTCCGCCGTTACGGCGACGCCGAGTGTATTGCCAGCAGAGATACCGATTTTGCTCCCGGCCTTGGCGAACTGGATCGCCTTCTCTTTGGCAGCGTCGATACTGATGCCGGTTTCGTCGGCGTATTTCTTGATGCCTTTGAGAAACGCTTCGGCGTCCGACCTCCCACCGGCGAGAGTGCTGAGCCGCCGCATCAGCTCGTCCTGCTTGGCCACAAGGGGTTCTGCCGCATCGACGAGCTGTACGTAGGCCGCGGCGACATTCCCGAGACGGCCGACCAATGGCCCAAGCGCAACGGTGATCGCTCTGAGCTGGCCCGGCAAGGGTCCACCGGCGGTCACAATGCGGCTGACTGCTCCTCCAAACGTCTGCGCCGCAGTTGCGGCTGCCCCAAGATTGCGGCCGAGCTGCAATCCGGCATTGGCCATGTTGGTGATTGCCGAGCCGTTCGACGTCGCGCTGAGGATGCCCGCGCCCAGCGTCGCGAATGCGTTCTTGGCAGCCGCGGCCCAGTTCGCCGTCTGCTGCAGCGCCGCGCCTTGACCATTCAATGCCGTATTGAGATTGCCGAGAGCGCCGATCAGATTGTTCGTCGGGCCGAGGGCATTGGTGTTCGCCGTGCCGATCTTGCCGATGGCGGCGGCAAAGGCGTCGGCCGCCTTGGTGGCGTCACCCAACGCGCGACCCTGCTTGCCGACGGCGGCGGCGAATTTGTCGAGCACCGCCGACGCTTCGTCGCGCATGCGGACGACGACTAACAGTTCCTGGTCGGCCACGGCTCCCCCCCTCCTTGGGTTGCGCGCCACGGCGGCGCGTCGTCAGCTCTTCAGCTCTTCTTCTCCATCTGCGCCGCGCGGCATTCGTTCACGGTGCCGTGGATCAGGCGCATGATCGCGAGGTACTTCACCGTCTGGCTCATCACCCCGCCCTCGTCGGCCAGCACGCCCTCGGCGTAGAGGCCGTAGAGCGACATCAGTTCGCCGAACAGCGCCGGGTCGTCCTTCACCGGCCGCCGCGGACACGCCCAGCTCTCTGCGCCGTCGACCTCCATCGGGACCAGCGACCGGTCGGTCCACGATCCGTCGGGCCGTTGTCTGGCGTCGCAACCCCACTCCTTCTGCTGCCGCGCCGTGCAGGTCGCACAGTTGCGTTCCGGCAGCAGGCAGAGCGCGATCACGCCGCGACGGATTTTCCCGCGTCGTCGGCGCTCACCGTGTTGATGGCCTTGATCTCGCGCGCCAGCCAGCCGGTCAGCTCGGCGTCGATCAGCGCCAGGCAGTCGTCGGCCACCACCTGGTACTTCTTGCCCATCACGACCTTCTCGGCCGTCGCGAAGACGACCTCGTTGCCGCGTGCGTCGGCGAACTTCTCCCAGCCCTTCAGACCGAAGCGGACATATTCGAGATTGGCTTCGTTCAGCTTCACCTGCGCCACAGCGCGGCCATTGTCCTCGCCGTCGGTGAAGGTGAGGCTGCGGTCGCCGATATAGGCGGCCACGAAGGCGTCGATGGCGCCGATGGTGAACCGGGTGGCGTCTGGGGTGCCGTAAGCCTCGTCCAGTCTGGACTCGACGGTCTTCACGGCGGACAGGGTGAGTGCCTTGATGGCCATTCTGCTTCTCCTCCTCGAGATGCTGTTGGCTCTGCGAAACGAGCTACAGCCTAGGGAGAAGCGGCCAGCGGACTATGCCGCGGGATGGGCGTGGCGCGGAGATGCGACCGTGGAGGTGAACGGCGTAGGCTTCAGTTCGCGGGCATGGGCTTGAACGCGCTCGCCGCTTCCCGCTTGATCCACAGTTGCGCGGATTGTTTGGGATCCTCGATCTCTACCTGCACGACGGGGTCATCGGGAGCGCTGCCGTCGACCAGCCTCACCAGATATTCACCATTGCTGGATAAACAGTTGATCTGCTGCAAGGCCGCTGCGTCCATACCCGGTCGCGCGTCCTTCACCCCCTTGGGCTCCAAGCAATAGATGGCGTCCTTGACCGTGGCTTCCCACACCAGGGGCTTCCCTTGGCTAGCGCCGGGGGGTGAGGCGAGAACGTCCATCAGGTCCGTGCGCCTGCCCCACATATGGAGGACCTGGTCCGGCGTCATGAGCTGGAGCCGCACGATCCGATCCTTGGGTGCGCTGGTGTTGGTGATCCGGGCCGGCCAGGTCATCCGGGTCACGGCGCAACCGATACTTTTCAGCTGCTGCTCGCTCATCGTGGGCAGCGCGTCGTCCAGCCCTTGCGGCGTTTCGCAGAGGATGGAGCCTTTGCTGATCCTGCGCTCCGACTTGGCAGCGGCCGCCTGAGCGACGGCCGGCTGGGCGGCGATCGTCGCCGCGGTTAGCCAGGCACACGCTATGAGCGAGCCGAGAACGATCTTGCGCAACACAACCTCCCACCGTCACCCCTTGTAACGAGGGCTGTCCGAGCGTGCAATCGACGGCCCGACCTGCTTGTCGGCAACCATCACCGTCACCTTCGCCGGCGCGTAGTAGCGTGCAATCGATTGCGCGGCGCCGCGCGTCAGCTTGGCGCCGAGCAGCTCGCCGTTGGCTTTCTGGACGATGAAGACTTTGACTTCGTACATGGGCTGCCCGCCGCGCTCATCCTGCACCGAGAGGCGGCAAGGCTTGCCTACGACTTCCAGTCCCCGGCTCGAAGCCCGCGGGGCGGGCCGTGTTCGGATTACCGGCCACCGCCCTCCCTTATCGCGCTTTCAGACCGAGCCCTCAGACCGATCCCTCAGACCGCGCCCTGCGCAATCGCGAATTTGACGGCTTCGTCCATCGTGCCGAACACGGTGTTGTTGTTCGGCACGGCAAAGACGCCGCCGCTCAGGGCGAAAATCTTCCCGCCCCTGACCGCGATGGTGCGAACGATCGTGTGCGTCCGGCGCCAGCTCTCCCCGTCGGGCACCAGCGGCGTCGCGTGGGGCGGCATGGCGCCGTTCTCGAGGCTGTCGGCATAGGCCAGCGCCTCGTCGATCGTGTCGAACAGGCGCTCGCCCACGATCATCTTGCCCAGCGCCTCGTTCTTCTCGATCTTGTATTTCTTGACGAGGAAGATCTTGTAGCCGTCGTTGCCGAGGTCCCTGTGCTCGGGCCGTGCGCCCATCGCGGCGGGCGACATCCTGACTATTTCCGCGGCGCGCTGGTTGTTGAGGTCGGTATCGGCCAGCAGATAGCCCTGCCCGATCAGCTTCCGCATATGGAAGGCGTTGAACTGGAAGCACCAGACCAACTGCGCGACCAGCGTCACCAACAGGCCGAGCACGGGCAACAGGACTGCAATCACCACCACGACGGCGACGTACACCAGGAAGATCAGAAACTCTCCCCGGAACAGGGCCGGGAACGGGCCGAAGAACAAGGTCGTCCAGGAAAAGCCGGTATAGCCGGTCTTTTCGAGCCCCGTATTCTTGTGTCTCAGTTTTACAGGCGTTGCCATTTCACTCCCCCACCACGGCGGCGATCCTAAATTCACACTACCTGCGCGTGCAAGGGGATCGTCGACGGAAAAGGCCGTGCAATCGCTTGCACGCCCCGGAGTGTCTGCTAGTGCCTTCTGGCGACGATCAGCACGCGGGAAACATGATCTCGTCGTCGCCGATCAAGCGATCGAGTCGCTGCGCGACGTCGAGCGCCCGCAGGCCGTTGCGGTATAGTCGTCTCGAATGAACTGGACTCTACGCGACAATGGCTGGGCGTTCGGGCTGGGGGCGGCGATCCTGTCGTTGCCGATCACGCTTTTCCTGCTCGCCGAAGGCCGTCCCCTCAGATTGGACGTCGACGGGCTACTACCCGGCGTTTGCGGGAGCTTCGGTATGCTCGTGGCATGCCGGTCAGCCTATGGATATACGCGGGCTTCTGGCCGTCTGGTCGAGCGCATCGTGCTTCTGACGGCCATGTCCTTTGGAGTGGCCTTCGCTCTTGCGGCGGTCGCTTTCGCGATCACCTCGACAACCTATGCCACGATCTTCACGATCTCGCGCCAGCCCAGTGTGCGCGACATCTTCTTCCAGATTTACTTCGCTCTGCTCCTCATCGCGCCTGTCTCCATGCTCGTCGCCTGGAAACTCGCCCTGACCAAGCTGGGTGTGTCCATTCTCGGCCTCATGGTGGTCTGGTCGTGGTTCTACCTCACCGCCCTTGGCCCCGATCTACCGGGCAACAAACGCCAGTCGATCTTTCGCAACAACAACCAGGACGATGGTCTTGGAACGAGCGGCATTCTGGTGTGGTGCCTTCTCGGCGTCGCCTCGGTCGTCGCCATTCCGGTTGCGACGTACATGGGCCGTTGAGCGTGCCCAACGCAGCGATCATGACCGCATAATCGCGGCCATGATCGCGCCGCCCCCTTTAGCAAGCGTAGAACATGATCTCGTCGTCGCCGTTCAGGCGATTGAACTGCAACGCGGCGTCGAGGGCCTGCAGGCCGTTGCGGTCCTTGTAGGTGAGACCGGTGTACTGGACGCAGGGCGCGTGGATGTACCAGCTGTTGCCCGGCGTCGTGCCGACCCGCATGCCGAAGGGCATCAGGCGCGCGTTGGCGAGCTTGGTCCAGAAGTCCTGGCTGGCAACCAGCGTGGCCTCCGGGTCGATGCCGCCGGAGCTGCCGCGATCGGTGATGCGGAGCCCCGTGTAGCCGTTCACCGCGTTGATCGAGGTGCGCGGGTCGATCTTGTTGGCGATGTCGAAGCTGAACGTGTCGACCACGCACGGGTTGTTGAGCGGGCCCGCGACGCCGAAGCCGTCGACATGCAGGCGGCCCAGTTCGACCTGCTGCGGCAGGGTCGACTCGAACACAGGCGCGGCCGGAAAGGCGGCATCGGTCGGCGTGCTGTAGATGCCGGTGAACTCGAACTCCACCGTGGCGCGGCCGCCGGCCTGCGCGTTCACCTTGAAGGTGCCGTAGCAGCCGGTCGCCTCGTGCAACACGCCGTCCTTGTAGAGCCGCAGCGCGATGCTCTCCTGCTGGCTCTCGACCGAAGTCGGCCGATACTGGATGCCGGCCGGGAACACCGTGACGATCCACTTCTGGCCGACGATCAGCGCGCCGCTCCACGTCGGCGTGATCGTGGCGCCGGCAAGACCGCCGGTCGAGAGCGTGGCTGCCGTGCCGGAGATCATGTCGACGCCCACCTGCGGCGCCGTGCCGTCGTCGGCGGTGATCGACACTTCGGCCACGCTCGTGAGGCCGCCGGTCGTGACCTCGATCAGCAGCGTCTTGGGCTCGGTGATGCCCGAAAGGCTGCCGCCGGTCGCCCACGTGACGGTCGGCCCGCCGGCGACATTGCCGATCGGCAGGAACGCGCCCCACCAGGCCGATGCCTTGTTCTCGGCGGAAAGCGAGCAGGCGCGCAGCAGGCGGCCCAGCCGGCTTTCGGCGCCCACCGTGCCGCCGCCGCGCAGCTCGTGCGTGAAGGAGATCTTGGAGATCTTGCGGCCGATCATGTCGGGCGTCGGCGAGAGATCGGCGCGATAGAGCGGCCGGTCGATGTTCTGGAGATCGATCTTGTAGTCGGCGTTCTCGACCAGGATCGGGCTGGTCGAATCGCTGAACGCGGGCAGCGTGCCATAGGCCGGCTCGATGCCGGCATAGAGCATGGTCTTGCGGGTGAGAATGCTCATGGAAGCCCCTCCTTGGGCCTAAAGGAATCGTTGGGAGTCTAGACGGCGACGCTTAGACGGCGACGGTGACGGCAACGCCGCCGGTGGCATCGCCCAGCGCGTTGAGCTTGGTGGCGAGTTCCTTCACGGCGTTGGCGAGCTTCTGCATCACCGCACTGGCGTCGGCCGCCTTGACGATGGCGTTGGCCGCCGTCGCATCGGCGCCCGAGGCCGCCGTGCCGGTGCCTTCGGGAATGTCGGCGAAGGCAAGGCTGTAGACCGGCGTGCCGCCCGAGAGATCCGCGACCGCGGACGAGCCGCAGGCGACGGCGAGCTTGTTCACGTGCAGCGCGAGCTGGGCCACGGCGTTCTTGAGCCGCGTCAGCACGAGGTTGGCGCCGGCAGCCGACGCCATCGCCGTGCCGACGCCGGTGTAGGAGACGTCGATGGCCGCGATGGTGCCGTCCGCGGACGTGCCGACGATGTTGTCGACCAGCGCGCCCGTCAGTGCCGGCACGCGCGCATTGAGGAGATTGACCTGGGCGATCAGCTCCTTCAGCGCGTCGGTCGCGTTGGCGAAGCCCGCCTCCAGCTCGGCCTTCTGGGTGGCGTCGCTGCTGCCGAGCGCGGCCGGCACGAAGCTGCCGATGGCCTCGATGGTGCCGTCGGCGGTCTGGCCGCCAGAGTTGTCGACGAGATCGGCCACGGTCGACGCGGCGATGCGGGCCAGCGACTGCGCCAGGCCGCGCATCGCGGGCGTGAGCCCGTTGCCGTCGGCACGAAAGATCTGGCTGCCCGCCGCATACTGCGTTCGGGAAATCCTGACGGTCATTGGAGCACCTCGTTGTGCGGGATGCGGGTGCATCCCTCCATGCCCGCCCCGAACTGGCACCGCCCTCGCCCGCCCGGTATCGCTCCCCGCCGCCGTGGTTCGGCGCTGCGCCAACGACGATTGCTACTTATACGTGTTTTACAATAAAAATATGCCCGTATAGAGTGGCGTCGCTGAAACAGCTTGGTTTGGAGAAATCACAATGTCGAGGCTCTTCCCGAGACTGGCACTCATTCTCGGCATCGGCATGATCGGCGCGGCATCCCTCGGCGACGGCAATGCCGCACCGATGGCTTCTTTCCAGCCGTCG